CAGATCACAATGAATAACGCAGCTTTAGCGGCAGCTGCTGAGGTAACTTTTACAGTTACAAACAGCAAGATTGCAGCAACTGATGTTGTCGTTGCGTGTCATGGCTCTGCTGGTACAGCTGGTTCATATTTAGTGAACGCCAATACAATGGCATCAGGATCTTTCAAAGTTACTGTTGCTAACGTATCATCCGGCTCATTAAGTGAAGCTATTGTAATTAACTTTGTTGCTCTAAAGGGTGCTTCAAGTTAATGTCAATTTTCGCTTTTAGGCGTATGAGGGAACAAAACGAAGCTGCTCAAAAGGCGGCTTCAGTTTCCACCCCTAAGCCAAAACCAAAACGCAAGTCACAAAAGGTATCTGTTAATGGCAATCACAATAGTAGCGACAGTCGGTAGTGCGACAGCTAATAGTTATGTCACATTGGCTGAGGCTAATTCTTTTGTAGAAGGGCTTACCCAGTCTGATGATGTAGTTGCATGGGGAACAAGCACTGATGATGAAAAGAATCGTGCATTATTTTCTAGCACTAGACGTATTGATCGTGAGGAATTTTTAGGAGCAAAAGCATCTGACACACAAGCAAGGCAGTGGCCACGCAGCGGTGTTCGTGTACCAGATCAATATACAAACCTTTATGGCCTATCTTTCCCTAATAGGATTCTTGCAGACTATTACACAGACACAGAAATACCACCAGAAGTAAAAGATGCAACGATTGAACTTGCTGTTTATTTAAATAACAACAAAGATGGTATTGGACTCAGTGGTTTGGAAGATTTTTCAAATATGAGCATTGGAAATATAAACATAACTCCTAATTTTTATGGTAGAACTGGTATTGATCGCATCCCACCAATTATTGACCACTACTTAAAAGGTCTTAGAATAGGGGGAAGTGCTAATCTATCAATCAAGAGGTCTTAAAAATGCCATACGACTATCCAGCAGCAATTATTATTACGGATACAAATGCCCACACTGGGAGGTTTGGAAAAGTTCATTGCCTGACAGATGCAAGTGCTACCTTTGTGGCAGAAAACATTACAGAAAATGGGTCATCAACCATAAATGGCATCACAATGAAAGCTTCATCTGAGGTTTGTGGAGTCATTACAAGCATTACTCTTGCTAGTGGTCAGGTCATTGCTTATTACTTATGAGTATTGCAAATGCACTAAAAAAAGCTGCTACCGCTGCATTAGGTAAGGTAGGTGGTGATGTAACTATAAAAAGGTTTACTAATGGAACATATGATTCAAGTTCTGGAACCTTTTTTAAAAATGAAAGCACAGTTACAATCAAAGGCGTTTTAGCAAATATTTCAAGAAATCAAGTTAATGATTTGATTGAGTCACAAGATAAAACTCTAACTATATCTGCTGGGGACCTTACATTTGTACCAACGACAAAGGATATAGTAATTATAAACAGTGTTAAATTTAGAATTATTCAAGTAATTACAAACGAACAAGGCAATACTCCTATTAGTTTTGATCTTATTTTGAGGTAGTTATGACCAGACAAATTAGAATAGATCAGATTCCAGATGTAATGGAGGAAGCTGTAATTGATCTGGTGGCTGCAACTACCCTTGAATGGACCAGAAGAGTGAAAAAGGCTACACCAGTTGATACTGGTAGATTGCGGAACTCATGGCAAACAGACATAAAAGCAACTAGCGGAACCATAAGCAATAATTTACCTTATGCAGAGCCTGTTTGTTATGGTGAAAACCTACCACCATCATGGGGCGGTCAATTTAGAACAAGACAAAAAACGGTTAAAGGTTTTCCAGAACTTATTGGAAAAGAGTTACAGCAATGGGCGACTGACGAATACAACAAAATTAAAAGGAGGATATAGTGGCTGCTGTTGATTTAAATTCTGTTAGATCCACAATAGAGTCTAGGTTAGCCACAGAGCTTGCTGAGAGTCCAACGATCCCTGTTGTTTTTAATAACATGACTTTTGACTCTACAACTGAAGATACATTTGTCCAGTGTCAAACTAGCTTTGGGCAAGGTTCATATTTAGGCAGAGGAGTAAATGTAGTCGTTGGATTAGTGACACTAAATATATTTACTGAACAAGGTATTGGGGCAGGGTCAAACTTTACTATTTGCAAAAGACTTAGAGACTTATACAATAAGATTACAGTTTCAAATGTTATTTTTGATTCTCCTGTAGGACCTGAAGTTCTAACATCAAGCCCTGAAGGTAAGTTTCAAACACAAATTAGAATTACATTTGAAATATATGAGGAACTTTAATTATGGCAAAGCTTGAGATCACAGAAGAAATGCTTGACGCTATTGAGGCTGTAAAAGGTAGAAGGGAAGCAAATTACTGGGACCCTGAGTGTAGAAAATATTATGAGAGTCAACAAAATTCTAAAAAAGGTGTAAAAAACTCTGAAAAAGGTTAATATAAAATAAATATTTCTTTTTTTTGTTATGGCTGTAAAAGGTGATGTTGGCAAAATTATGTTTCACAATGCTGCTGGAACTGAAGCTGACATAAGTGATTTAAGAGCATGGTCTTTATCCGTATCTAAGGACACATTAGAAACCACAAAGATGGGTGACACTGCAAAGAGTTTTGTAGGCGGTCTTATATCTGGTGAAGGTTCTGCGACTTTACTTTACAACCCATCTGGCAACTCAGATTATCAAGCTTTTATTGATGATATTTTGACTACTGGTGATGCCGGTGATGCTCTGTTTGAACTTTTCCCAGACTCTGCACAGTCAGCAAAAAAAATTGGCTTCTCTGGAATCATTACTGAGGCTGAATATTCTGCAACACTTGGAGAAATAGAAGAAATTGCTATTTCATTCATTACAACTGGTGCAATAACTTCAGCTATATAGTAAATTTAAGGTACTTCGCACTTAATTTATGCCAGCACAAAGGACACTTGACACGTTAAAGGCCGCTTTTGATCTTAATCAAAGGCGAAAATTTGATGTTAAAGATGACAGTGGAAACGTAGTTGTCTCACTGTATTTTAAAGCCATAACAAGAGCAGATAGAGCAAGAGCTACGCAAAGGGCTGGAAGTGAAGATCCTCTAGTTGTCTCAACTCATATGCTTTGTCAGTTAGCAGAGTTAGAAGATGGGACAAAAGCTTTTCATCCTACAGACTTCGGCAACTTACAAACAGAATTACCAGAAAATGTTTTGAATGAAATTGAAATGTTTTTATTTGGTGTAAGTCCTGATGTTACGGTAGCAAACGCAAAGGAAGGCTAAAGGGGGATAACTATTTAAACTTTGAGTTTTTCCTAGCAACAGAATTAGGTAAGACAGTTAGTGAGCTAAGAACACAACTTACTGAAGAGGAGTTGATATATTTTGCTGCATATTATGAATTAAAGTATGATAGAGAAAAGAAACAGGCAGATGCACTTAAACGCAAAGCCAAGTATAGTTAAAGGAGTTATTGTTTAGTCGTGGCAGTTTCTAATGTAGAACTAAGAGTCAGTGCTACACAAGCAATTACAGCATTAAAGAAGGTTGATATACAGGCAAAAAAGTTTAATCAAACTGTAAACGGAACAAACAGCAAACTTAAAGACGCTAATAGAGGGCTACCCATACTTGGGAAAAGTTTTTTTGGTGCTGGTAAAGGTGCATCTGCGGCATCTTTGAGTTTTAAGGCTGCCGCTGCAAGTCTTGGAACTTTGCTTTTACCTCTGACTGCTGGTATTACTGCTGTTGCTGCGTTTGGAAAAGTTTTTAGTACTTTGGCCGCACAAGATTTTGCAAGTGCTAAAGTTAAAACTCTTGGAGTTGATGTAGATAATTTAACTCCAAAACTATCAACTCTATCTAATGAATTAAGCGGTCAGGTTTCACAGCTTGAGTTATTACAAGCATCTTATGATGTAGCATCTGCTGGGTTTGGTGAGGTGGCAGAACTAACAGATGTTTTGAAAGCTTCTCAGTTAGGTGCTACAGGTGGCTTTTCTGATCTTGCTACAGTTACTGATGCAACTACATCTGTTTTAAATGCTTATGGCTTGGAGTCAGACAAAGCTGCAAAGATAGTTGATGGATTCGTACAAACACAAAATGATGGTAAAATTATTGTTGAACAATATGCACAGCAAATAGGTCGTCTTGCTCCTATAGCTGCTGGGGCTGGTGTTGGAATAGATGAACTTAATGCGGCAATATCTAGTGTCACTGCAACTGGTGTTCCTGTTGAATCTACCTTTGCTGGACTACGACAGGTTATCGCTTCAATTCAAAAGCCGACCAGTGAAGCTGCAAAAGCAGCTGAAAAGCTTGGAATAGACTTTAGTGCTACAGCACTTAAAACAAAAGGCTTAGGAGGTGTTTTACAGGAAGTTGTTGACAAAGGAGGAGCTAGTGAAGAAACACTTGCTTTGTTGTTTGGTTCAGTTGAGGCAAGAACAGCAGTTCTACCATTACTAAACGATCAACTTGTATCTTTCAATCAAAATCTAAAGAATCAAGCTGACGCACAAGGCACCGCTGCGAGAGCTGCGTTTACAGCATCTAATACTATTCAAGGTCAACTTACAAGACTTGGTACTGCATTTGTAAATTTAGCTGGTGAAGGTACTGAGTTTGGTGCGATTATTAGAGAAACTTTAAAAGTTGCTGCTGTAACCGTTGAAGGTTTAGGAACAGCATTTAAATTAATTCTTGCACCAGTAAGAGCTATTTTTGCTGCCGTTGGAGAGGTAGGCAAAGCGATTGCAGAGGCAATAGGTATAGATGCAACAAATGTGGTATTTGATTTAGAGCAAAGTTGGATTGCAGTTAAAGAAGGGGTGACAGGTTTTTCAAATGCCATAGTAAATGTAGGAAAAACTGTTGGAACAATAGTTGGACGAATAGTACAAGCTGTTATAGGTACATTTCAGCAAATAATTAATTTTATAGATAATCAGCCAGTACTAAAATTTATTTTTGGAACTTTAAAATTACCAGTATTAGATTTAAAATTTAAAACTAATTTAGAATCGGTAGAAGTTTTAAAAAATGGAATAATAGAGACAGAGACAGCAACAAAAGGAATAGAAACAAGTGTCACTACTACAAATGAGACAATCCCAAAAGTTACAGAAGGTGTTGACAAGCTAAAAGATAAATTAGACGAATCTAAAGATGCGACTGATGGAATTGCAAATCAGTTTACTCAAATAGGCGAATCTATTGGAACTGGTATCACAGACGCTTTAGTTGGTGCTATTAATGGAACTAAATCTTTAGGTGACGCTGCAAGAAATATTCTTAATGATATTTCAAACTCATTGCTAAGAATGGGCATCAATACATTACTTGGTGGAATTTTGCCAGCACCAATAAGTAATTTTCTTGGTTTTGCTAATGGTGGCCGACCACCAGTAGGCCGACCCTCTATAGTTGGAGAAAAAGGGCCTGAGCTTTTTGTTCCTTCCACTGCTGGTACTATTATTCCAAATGATAAAGTGGGCGGCTCAACTAATAATATTGTTGTAAATGTAGATGCCTCTGGTTCAAATGTAGAAGGTGATGAAGGTAGTGCAAGGGAGCTTGGTAGGTTAATTGGAATTGCAGTACAATCTGAAATAGTTGCACAGCAAAGACCCGGAGGTTTACTTGCATAATGTCTACTTTTCCTTCGATACAACCGACATATGGATTTACAAAAAGTTCATCACCAAAAATAAAACGTGTTCGCTTTGCTGATGGCTATGAACACCGCATAATTTTTGGCCTTGCAGAAAATCAAAACCCAAAAACATTAAATTTAACATTTGAAGTATCGGAAACAGAGGCGGACACCATAGAGACATTTCTAGATGCAAGAGCTAATGATGCAGCAAGTTTTACATTTACACCGCCGGGTGAAAGTACTGCTTCTAAATTTGTTTGTGAAAACTGGACAAAATCTATTTCCTATTTAAACAGAGCAACAATAACAACTACATTCAGACAAGTATTTGAACCAATCTAATGGCAGTTAACCAAAAAGTTTTTACTGACTTACAGAAGGTAAACCCTACAGCAATAATCGAATTATTTGTGTTTGAACTTTTAGAAGGTATAAACTACCCGACAGGTAACCCACAAAATATTGATACTGTATATAGATTCCATGCTGGTAGTAATTTAAATAATAATGATGATATTATCTGGCAGGGAAATACATACCAAAAATTTCCTGTTGCAGCCGAGGGTTTTGCATACCAAAAAGGCCAAATACCTAGACCAACTTTAGCCGTTAGTAATGCCACTGGTCTAATGTCTACAATTTTGCAAGAGATAAACAAATATACGCCAGCAAATGATCTTACTGGTGCGAGAGTTACAAGAATAAGAACAATGGCTCAATTTATTGATGCTGAAAATTTCCCAGCCGTACAAACTGTTACAGGTACAACAACACAAACCGTAGCTGACCCATCTGATGCAGAAACTGTTACTTTTACAGTGACAGTTGTTAGTGTTGGTGGTTCTAATTATTTTGCGATAAATGGCAATACAAACCCTGTTTTAACTATGAAACGTGGCTCAACTTATATTTTTAACCAATCTGATAGTACAAATGTAGGACACCCTTTAAGAATTACATCTGATGCCAATGGCTTCCAAAGTGTTGAGACCTCTGGCACCTTAGGTACTGACGCAACTGTTACTTATCAACCTGTTTATCCTTCAGCACCAAATGACTTGAGATATTATTGCACCACCCATGGAAACGCAATGGGGAATACTATTACAATGAACAACCCAAATACAATTACCCAGACAGTTGACGTAACAACTACAACAAGAACAAACCCATTTGGTACCCCTGATACAAGTGCAGAATTTCCTAAAGAAATATATCTTGTTGATCGAAAGTCAAAAGAAAATAGGGAAGTTGTTGAGTTTGAACTTGCTGCACCTACTGATCTTGCTGGTGTAAGAATACCAAAAAGAACTTGCACTCGTAAATTATTCCCAGCTATTGGTACGTTTGCGGGATGACTTGGAAAGATAAAGCACTTTTACACGCTAAACAAGAGGACCCAAAAGAGGCGGTTGGTTTGTTATTAAATATAAAAGGGAAAGAAAGATATTTTCCTTGTAGAAATTTATCTATGACTGACCACCAATGTTTTATTTTAGACCCAGAGGATTATGTAAGGTGTGATAATTTAGGTGATATTGTAGGTATTTTCCATTCACACCCAATAGACCCACCTACACCAAGTCAGGCAGATAAAGTAAGTTGCGAGAGGAGTGGTTTGCCATGGTATATTGTAAATCCAGAAACAGAGCAATGGGCGTATTTAGAACCAACTGGTTATAAAGCACCAATATTAGGTAGGCAATGGGTATGGGGTATAACAGATTGTTGGAGTCTTGTAAGAGATTGGTATAAAGAAACTAAAGGTATTGAGCTAAGAGACTGGACCAGACCAACAACACCTGAGGAGTTTTTAGAAGATCCAATGTTTGAAAGGTGTGCTTGGAGAACAGGTTTTAGACAATTAAGAGAAGATGAAAAGTTGATTGATGGTGATTTGTTATTTATGTCTATTATGGGCAAAGGTCTTAATCATGTGGCGATTTTTATAGAAGGTGATGTTTTACATCATTTAACAGATAGACTATCTTGTAGGGAACCCTATTCAGAATGGTTATTTAAATGCACAGGAGGTAGGTATCGCTATGTTGAGAAAAATTAAATTATATGGGAAGTTAGCTGAATTTGTCGGCCATAAAGAATTTGAAGCTGAAGTAAGGAATACTGCACAAGCAGTCAGATTTTTAATCTGTAATTTTCCAGAATTAGAAGAACATATGAACCCAAATTATTACCAAGTAAAAGTAGGTAAGTTTGAAATTGATAAAGATGAATTTCACTATCCAGTAGGACAACAAACAATACATTTTATACCTGTTGTGTCTGGTGCTGGTGGCCTTGGGAGAGCATTGTTAGGTGTTGCTTTAATTGGTATAGCATTTGCTACTGCTGGTGCTAGTGTGGCTGCTGCTGGTGGTTTATTAAGTACTGGTGGCTTTGCAGCTGCTGGATTTGGTACAAAAGCATTATTACTTGGTGGTGGTGCATTATTAATTGGTGGTGTAAGCCAAATGTTATTTCCATTACCTGAGTCGCATGGCTTTAAAACAGAAGATGACCCCGCAATTTCGTTTGGTTTTAGTAATGTCCAAAATGTTTCTAGGGCTGGTACACCTATCCCTATTGTTTATGGTGAAATATTTACAGGCTCAGTTGTTATATCGGCAGCTCTAGATACCAACCAAGTTGATGCAGACTAATGACTGAAAATAATAACATTATTCGTGGTGCTGGTGGTGGTCGTAGAAGAAAACCCAAAAAACCTTATAAGGCCCCTGATACATTACATAGCAGACAATTTTTTACTGTTCAAGATTTAATATCAGAAGGTGAAATTGAAGGCTTTGCTACACCCTCTAGACTTGGCATTTCAACAAGTAGCGATAGTTATATAAACGCTGCACTAAAAGATGTTTTTTTAGACGACACACCAGTTCATGCTGAAGGTGCTAGTAACAGCAACCCAAAAAATAAAGATATAAATTTCCAAGATATAAAATTTAAATTTAAGTTTGGTACATCTAACCAATCTAAGATGGGTGGTATTGCTAAAGAAATAAGGTCACCAGAAACAGTAGGCAATACAATTACAAATGCTACAGGTAATAATGCAGGGGCAATTACTGGCAGTACAACTAAACAATTACAAGATAGAAGCCCCGGCGAGAATCCTGATGCTGTAATAGTTACTCTTACTTGGCCACAACTACAAAAATTTGAAGATGATGGTGATGTTCGAGGTCTTACAGTTAACTATAGAATCCAAACAAGATCAAGTGGTGGTTCTTTTCAAACAAGAGTTGATTCAAGAGTAAAAGGTAGATCAGCTGACCCATATTCAAAAGATCATAGGATTTCATTAAGTGGTTTAACTTTTCCTGTTGATGTGAGAGTTTTAAGAGATACGAAAGATGGCACCCCCGGCGAAAAATTTAGTGAATTTCAATTTACTGCAATACAAGAGGTGTTTGATAATTCAAATAGATATTTAAATAGTGCATATCTTGCTTTACGTCTAGATAGTAAAGAATTTGATTCTGTACCTTCAAGAAGATATCGAATAAGAGGAATAAAGGTAAAGATTCCGGGTGCGGGTGCAAACAATTCTGGAACACCTACTGTAGACGCAGCTACTGGAAGAATTAAATACCCTACAGGCTACGTTTTTAATGGGACTATGGGGGCAGCTCAGTGGACCTCATGCCCAAGTATGGTGTTACTCGATCTTTTAATTAACAAAAGGTATGGTCTGGGGGATCATATAGCACCAGATCAAACTAATAACAGCACTACTTATAGCAACATAGATTTATATAGTTTTGTGGCAGCGTCTAAATATTCCAATGAATTAGTAGATGATGGCCGAGGGGGTACAGAGGCTAGATTTAGTTGCAATGTAAACATAAATGCAAATAAAGAAGCATTTTCAATAATAAATGAGTTGGCTGGAGTTATGAGGTGTATGCCGATATGGGCTGCTGGGTCAATAACTATAAATCAAGATAAACCGCAAAATACAAGTTTTTTGTTTAATCTTTCTAATGTTGGCGAAGAAGGGTTTTCATATTCTGGAAGTAGTTTAAAAGCTAGGCATAGTGTTGTTTCTGTTGGGTATTTTAATATGGATTCTTGCGATATTGATTTTGAGATTGTTGAGGCTTCCGCTGATGTACAAGCACGATTAGGTACAACTGTTAAAAAAATAAATGCTTTTGCGTGTACATCTAGAAACCAAGCAGCAAGATTAGGTCGCACAATTTTATTTGCAGAACAGAATGAATCAGAGGTGGTTACTTTTACAACTTCTATAGATGCTGGTATTGTTGTTCGCCCCGGCTCTGTAATTGCTATTGCTGACCCTGTTCGTGCTGGCTCAAGAAGAGGTGGCCGTTTAGTCTCTGCAACAAATACAACAGTTACAGTTGATGGGAAAGATGTAAATAATTTACCTTCTTTAAATGACCAACCAAAAATAAGTGTTGTATTACCTGATGGTACAGTTGAAGAGACAGAAATAACAAACTATGCTCAGGGTGGCCAAGTTATAACTTATAACTCACTTTCAGCAATACCAAATGCAAATGCACCTTATGTTATTTCTAGTAATACTTTAAAAACACAATTATTTAGAGTTGTACAAGTAGAAGAACTTGACGGCTGTAAATATGAAATAAATGCACTTACATATGTTGAGGGTAAATATAATTTTATTGAGAATGGTGACCCATTACCAGAACGTATTGTTTCAAATCTTGCAGAAAATGTAAATGCCCCAACTGGCTTAATTTCGCAAGAAAGAACTGTTGCAATAAATGGTGTTGCTAGAAGTAAATTAATTTTATCTTGGAAAGAACCTACCAGAACACTAACTGCACAAGATGGTTCAGTAATAGAATCACCCCAAGGTGTTAGTGCATACCAAGTAAGTTATAGATTTGTAACTGGTGAAGATGATGCTGATAACTTCACAACACAAATTGTACATTCTACCAATATTGAAATAATGGACACCAAAGCTGGTTCCTATGATGTAGAAATAACTGCTTTTAATGCCAACGGTAAAATATCAAACCAAACCTTAGAGGAAGTTGTTACAACTATTGGTAAGACAGGTATTCCAGAAAATGTTTCTAATTTAACGATTGAACCAATAAGTGAACAATTTGCAAGAATACAATTTAATCAAACAACCTCTCTTGACGTTTTGCATGGAGGACGAGTATATGTCAGGCATACTGATAAGACTGGTGTTCAAGCAACCTTTCAATCTTCACAAGATATTATTGAGGCCGTTGCTGGTAGTACAAACTCAGTCATTGTGCCAGCATTGGCTGGAACTTATTTAGTAAAATTCCAAGATGATGGCGGTAACTTTAGTGACCAAGAAGCAAAAGTTGAGCTAACACTTGTTGATATTTTAGATTCAATAACAGTTAAAACTGACAGAGAAGATTTAGACACTCCACCATATAACAATACAACTAGCAGCTTATTTACTAATACAACTTTTGATACGACAAAAGGTGGCCTAACACTTACAAACCCCGCAACAAACGCAGAGGGTACATATGATTTTAAAGATACATTAGATTTAGGCGGTGTATTTTCTCTTGTTTTAAAAAGACATTTTAGTGGAGAAGGTTTTTATGTAAGTGATTTATTTGATAATAGAACAGAGTTAATAGACACTTGGACTGATTTTGACGGTGCTACTGCTAATGAAGCAAACGCAAAGATAGCTGTTAGAACTACAACCGCTGCTCCTAGTGGCTCTTCTTATGCAAATTCAGATTTTGCAGGTAAACCATTTAATGATTTTTCAAACGGAACTTTTAAAGGTCGTGGATTTCAATTCAGAATTACATTAAAAACAAATGATGTAGCACAAAATATGAATCTACAACAAGCTGGCTATAGTGCAACAATGCCAGTCAGAACAGAACAGTCCTCTGTAATTGCATCAGGTGCGGGTGCAAAAACAGTAACTTTTGCTTCACCATTTTTTGTCGGAACTTCGGGAATAACTGGCATACCAAAACCCTCAGTTACTATTTCACCACAAAATATGGCAACAGGAGATTTTTATGAATTACTTGATAGTAATATTACAGGTACCCAATTTATAGTTCATTTTAAAAACTCAAGTGGTGCTAGTATAGATAGGAATTTTACCTACAATGCTGTTGGTTTCGGCAAAGGAGGGTAACATGAAAAAAAATAGTAATTAGTCGTGCCTTCAGTATCTAATTTCAATATAGAAAATGCCTCAGGTGCAAATGTTAGAACAGACATTAATAATGTTCTGGGTGCTATACAATCTAACAATTCTGAGGGGTCTGATTTATCGGCAAGCCAATGTGTTGCTGGTATGTGGTTCTACCATAATTCAGATCAAGAAATAAAGATTAGAAATTCAAGTAATAATGATTTTACAGTTGTTGGAAAAATTAATGAGGACAACTTAGGTTTATTGCCTAAAACAGGAGGTACTCTTACAGGTGTTTTAAAGATTGATGGTACAGCAAGTGCAACTGCACCACCGCTAACTTTTAATGGTGA